CTGACAGCCCTACCGCCAGCGCGACCAGACCGGATAGCTGCCGAAACAGGGTCCAGCATGTCGCCAGCCACTTGAGCAAAACGACCAATCTTCCCAGTAACGCCTCCAGTACGTGCGACAAGTCCACCTGCACCAGTAACGGGCAATGAGAGGTCTGACATGACGCCAACAGGATCTTCAGCAATACCTTGTTTGAAGCCTTCCCAAGAGCCATATCGGCCTTTGTAATGACCGCCGACAGCATTCGCGACTGCTGATGCACGTTTGCCGGCCTGTTGATTACCAATGCTATCAAGCGTGTCGAAAACAGGCGTTGGCAATACTGCCTTTGCACCCTCTCTGAGCGCACCAGCACCAAGATCGCCTAATGTTCCTATTGTATCAATGGGGTTGGTGACTGCCGTCACCATGTCACTACCGTAATTGTAAAGGCTTGGACCAAAATTTTTAGCCGCTTGGCTTGCGACTGTGTCCCAATCACGTCCGACCACTCCAGGCGGAGGATTTGATTGAAGCTGGGAAAGATAAGCCTCCATGCGGCTTGCAGCGGCAAGGTCGCCATTTGCTTTAGCATTAGCAATCGCGCGCTGGATCTTTGCAAGGTCGGCCATAATCAGCCTCCGTAATTTTCAATGTCATTGAGTACTTGCGCAGGCGGCTCACGGCGTGATGTGCCAGTTTCATCAAGCCCCGGATCAGCAAACCTGTTCCATCGCAACGGAAACTGGCCTCCAAGTAGCTCGTCGCTAAGATTAGAAGCACGGGCTCTTGTTTTTGCCTGTTTGTCGATAGCTTCTAGTTTGGCGAGCGATCTTCTTCCAAGTTGTCTTGCTATGTCACGCATCTCTAATACAAGTTCAGCCGGAAGTGGCGTGCCTTCAGTTGTGCTGCTAAGAAAACGCCCAACCCTCTGCGACCAAGAGGCCGCCGACTGCTGCAAATCAGCTTCTCCAGTCATGAACGCTGAACCGGGATCAAGAACCTTGGCAAACAGCACCTGCGTAGCAAGTGCGCGCATTGAAGTCGGATCTCCCATTTGAAGCGTATCTTCAATACTCTGGGCAAAATCTACTACGCGCTGTGGCAATTCCATCTGCGCACGACGATCATCAAGCACGGTGTTTGCCATTTCAGCTTGATCTTTGGTAAGCTGACGTGACTGATCCTCATCTTTGTTTAAGGCATCAAGGTTTGCTTTTTCTTTGTCGTCGCGCTTTTTGAGTATTTCCTGATAAGTGTCGTAGGCACCCTTCTGACTTCCTTGCGATGCGATTGTGCGAGCTTCCAATGGCGTTAATGTTGGATCGCCAAGAAGTGATCGCCAATTCCTAGTGAGCTGATCAACATCACCACCAACAGCAGTTGTTGTAGGTGCGTCAGTTGATGGAGCTGCAGAAGATGATGTTTGAACAATTTGCGGCTGTCCTGCGTTCACGCTGTCCTGTACAGAGCCAATTGGCTCACCCAATGCGTTCACCTCAATCTCACCACCAGTCATTGGATCGAAACGCCGCTCGCGCTTCCAGAGCAACTCACCAGCTTTGTCGTAGTCGCCAGACTGGAAAAAGAACATTGCCGCATCACGTAGCCGGCTAGGTGGCGTTTTCTTGATCATATTGGCGATGGAAACACGGGCTTCTTCTGCTCGCGTAGCCTCGATTTGTTTCTGTTTCTGCGCCTGCGAGAGCATTTGCATCTGCGCCGCGTTATAGAGGTTCGTCTGGTATCCACCTGAGAAGTCAGCGTTGGCCATCATGCGGGCGCGCTGGTCTGGCGTCATCTGAGCCGACATCGCCATGATCTGGCTGCCGATGTTGCCAAGAGATTGCAAACGCGCCTGCTGCATCAAGGCAGGATCAAGACCGTATGGGTTCTGTTGTGCCTGCGGCTGCTGTCCCTGCCAGAGGCCAAGGCTCTTCAGTGTGTCAAGAAAGCTCATCCGAGTAATCCTTTCCCAAGCTGGATGCGGCGCAAGGGCTGCAACACGACCGCACTGATGCGGTCTTCTTCATTTTCCTGATCGTCGGCCTGATCGTTTTGCAGCGCCTTCAGACCCATCTTGCTGAGTGAGTTCACGTCGATGGATGCGTCCAACAGACCTGGCGTCTGCATTGACGGAGCGGAGCTGCCGTATCCAGAATTATAGGAACCACCTCGATCGTCGCGCACGCCAATGCCGTCCATGCCGGTGATGCCAGCCTTGGCAGCACCCATCCACGGCGACCAGCCGCCCTTGGCAGCGTTCTCCAAGGCGAAATCGACGCCCTGGCGCCATGTGCTGGGGTCCGAGGGATCAAGGCCGGTCTGCTCCATAAAGGCGTTGCCAAGGCCAGGAGAGCGGCCAGCTGGCGCTACATGCAGCTGGAATGGCCCGTAAGACTGCTCACGGCCATAATCCAGGGTCACATTGCTTTGCCAAATGCCATCGCCCAAGCCTTCCGTCCTGGCGACCCGGACTGCCACATCAGGGTCAATGCCACGCGCAAGTGCGGCTTGGCGGATGTAAGCTTCCATTTCTGCGACTGATGGCATCATTTTAGCGGCTCGCCAGTCCGCCGAGCAGGCCGCCAGCGATCATTCCAGGTATACCCATTGGCGCACCCGCCAAGGCGCCGCCAGCCGCACCCGTCAGCCAGTTCCCTGACGTTGGCCGGGTGGTCGTCGTAGAGGTTGGCACCTGCGTCCCACCAAGGGCAGCCAGATTGATGTTCAGCTGCTCCAGCGGGTAATTCCGCATGGCGTCATATTGGGCTGCCTGCTGCGCCAGCATGGCCTGTGCCTGGTCCTGATTGATCTGGCCGGCTGCCAGTGCAGACTGAAGCGACTGCAGGTAGGCGTTCTGTCCGGCGGTGGCGAGATCACCAAGGGATTGTGATCCCTGCAGGTTGAGCTGAGCGCCCTGCAGGCCAGCATTCTGGTTGGCAAGCTGAGCCTGCTGCTGCAGTGCGTACTGGTTATACAGAGCGTCCTGATTGGCCAGCATGGCCTGCTGGTTGAGCTGAGCCCCCTGCAAGCCGGTCTGCTGGTTGGCCAAGGCCGCCTGCAAGGCATTTTCAATGTTCTGCATGCCAAGATTGGCACCAAACTGGGCGTTCGACATGCCAGCCTGCTGGTTAGCCAGTGCCGCCTGCATGGCTTGCTGCTGACCCTGAAAACCAAGGTTGGCGCCGAACTGGGCGTTATCCAGTCCCTGCGTGGCGTTGAACTGCTGCGCCTGCAGATTGTTGGCAATGTTCTGCATGCCCAAATTGGCTCCGAACTGGGCATTGCCCATTCCGGCCTGCTGATTGGCAAGCTGGGCCTGCATGCCGCGGCTGAGATCCTGACCAGCCAGATCGGTCGCAGCGTTGTATGCCTGGCTTCTGAGGTTGGCCGACAGGTCGCCATACTGTCGCGCGAACTCTGCAGCGGCAGTTCCTTCCATTACGCCCTGCCGCGAGCTGCCAAAGGCTCCTGCGCCAATCGCCCGATCGGCAATGGTGTTGAGCCCCTGCTCGTATCCCTGCTGCATGTTGCGCAGCGCGGCCTGCTCAACATTGTCGATATAGGGGTTCATGTAACGTGACATGTCGCCAGTCAGGAAAGAACCGCCAGACACCTCAAGTGGGTTGAAATTGTAACTCTGGCTGCCGCTGAAGACACTCGTCGGATTATAGCCATATTCCTGCTGACCAAACCCGACCCGCTCTGGTTGGTATCCATACTGTTGGCTACCGGCAGCGACATTCTGAGGGCTGTAGTTGGCGCCCAACATCATGGCGTTGTAGCCATTGCCTACCATCTGCGGATTGTAGTTCATGGCGGCGGTGGCACCGCCCTGCGCCTGAGAAAAGGCCGGGTTTGTTGCGCCGATATTCTGCCCGGTCAGATTGATCGCCTGCGTCTGCAGGGGGTCAAGGCCGGCAACAGTATTGCCCTGATATGGCTGAGCCAGATTGTCAGCCGTCGTCCCGGCGTCTTTGATGACATCCTTGGCGGCGGTTTCATACCACGCAGGAAGTTTTGTCTCCTGAGTGACCTTCTGGTTTCCAGATGACTTGCCCATCAGAGAGCCCTTTCGTAAATAACTTTTGGATCGGCCTTCCAGCCAAATTCGGGAAGAACGCGGGACCAGCCCTTGCGACCTTCCATGCGCAATGCCTTGCATCCATGCTGGCGGCCAAACGCCTCAATGGACGGCTGCATTGCCATCACTTCATTGATGTTACCGACTGCCAAGAAGACGTTGAGCGCGCTGCCACGCGGGTATTGCAGCACCTCTGTGACGACCAGGCTGTCGCCATTCGTCCACGCCTGCATTCTGCCTTGGCTTACTGCCGAGGCAACGTCTTCAGGGCCGTGGGTGTTTCCAGCCACGCCAAGAGCCCGTTTCAGTCTGCGCTTGAGTTCGTCAGAGCCTAGTTTTGCCATCATTCACCGCAGTGGACAGCGTGCCGGCATCATCAACCGTCACTGAATAAACTGTGCCATTGGGTGAACGAAGAAGCACTCGCGTCGCCGCCTCATCTTGTGAGATGGCGGGGATCAAGGCCCGTCGTATCGTGTCCAATATCGTTCCTAGTGGAGTGGTGGGTGGTGGAAGCAGAATGTTCATCGTCTGCCACCCGCAGATACTTTCATGCGCAACCGCCCGATCGACCAGTCTCCAGCATCGCGCGCTGCAATCTTGATCCGAACGTCCCTGCCTGACGCCCTGGTGTCAACGTACCCGTCGCTTCGGCTGTTATATGGTCCGAACGTGCGCTCTGAGCCGCTTGGCGTCATTCGCGTCAGCAGAGTGTAGTTCGTCAGGGCATAGTTGTTGCCGTTTGACGGAACAACTTGAGTGATGTTGACCACATTCTCGTCGCCTGGAATGTTGATCGTTCCAGAAGAAATGAAGATGTTATTGGCCACGCTCAGACCTTGGTATGTCGTGAAGCCATTTTCGTGCTGGTAGATGTGATTGTCTGTGCCAGACATGATCGGGCGACCCTGGACACCTGCCGGGAATGCTGCAGTCCGCGCAAGCGACCCCATTGACCACCAGTTCTCAACCCAGTTCCAGATCACATATCTGTTGCACTCTGAATTTCCGCTCGATGGGTAGAAGAACCAGATCTCGTTGAACACGCCATTGACGCATGCGTGCGACACTCTGGGGCCATACAGTGTGTCAATGTCTGAGAAGATGTAGTCGTTGAGCGGGCATTCCAGAGCCTGGATGTTTCCGCCCTGATAAACCATGAACCCGCTGTTATCCATCCAGGCGCACTTGCCGTCGAACTGGGCATACGCATTTGGAGAGTACAGTCCGGTCGATCCCAGTTCGTCGGTGCCATAGATGAATGGAAGGCCAACATAGCGCATCAGGAACAGCCTGTTTGCCGACCAGATAAGCGTTCCCTCACGAACTGACACTGCCGCCTGAAGTGGCGTCTCTGATGTCAGGTCAATGTATCCTGCGGTATTTGTGGTGGACGAGAAATTCCAGTCCGTATGATCCTCACGGCTTGACCAGGCTACACGCCTCGACTCGCCGCCGGCTTGCAGCAGGACGACATGACGCTCTGGCGTGACAACCACCGCACGGTTTGTTGTCGGAACCGACAAATCTCTTACTTTGCCGCCACTGGATGAGCCGTTCGAACCAGAATTTGAGTAGGTAAATGTCGTCGTGTTGGTGACTGTGACTGACACGCCAGTGACGTTAAATGATGTATCCGTGACGCCAGTTACGTTGACTGTGTTGCCAGTCGATAGGTTGTGCGGCGTAGACGTCACGATCGTCGTAACATTCGACGTCCTGCTGATCGTGGACACCGAGTAGACACCAACAGGAACGCAATCGGTCGATGGCGATGACGCATCGAAGTATAGAAGACGTCCGTCTGCGCTGGAGACAGCCAGAACATCTTCGCCCCAATTGGCAAACGTCCATGCCGGATTGTTTGGTGGCAGGGTTGTGGCGCCGGTTCTGGCGGTTCCGTATGTGCCGGTGTTGTAGGTTGACGCACCATATCCGGCAGACGTGACGCCACTGTTCAGATTTACAATGTCAGTTGGCGCAACATCTGTAATTGTACCGACATTGTCGGAGTACAGGTTCTCATCAGCACCATACAGAGACATGAGCAGATTGTTGTTCAAACGCCACTGATGGATCTTTCTGACCTTCGATCCCAATGCAGACGAAGTCACCTTGGCCCAGCCACCTACTGGCTCCATCACACCGTCACGCCACCTTACCAAGCTCGCGTCAAACCAGCGACCAACCGCATCGTCAGGGTTTGCTCCCCTGACGATCCCCGGCGGTAGTTTGATTGGCATGAAGGTCATTCAGAGACGCTCCTGCGTTTATTCCGTGCTATACCGGCTTGACAGGCCATTCCGGGTTATAGAGATCAGTTGTGTTCTGGGGCATGTCGCGAAGAGCCTGTCGGTATGCTGTCCATTCCGATTTCTTTTCGTCAGATAAAGAGTTCCAACGGTCTGGAAGTGTGAAGCTGTCGCTTTCCGCAAGGAGTTGATTTCGCCTTTCACGAAGGGACCAGAGCAAAACCTCACGCTCAAGTCTCTTGTGTTCAGCAATTTCATCTTCTGTAAACGGTCGGATTGTTTCCTCACCTGTTACCGAGTCTTTATTTACTTGAAAATATTCCATTACTTCACTCCATAAACATCAACGCTGCCAGCGTCAAAGGCGGTTCCAGCCTGTATTCGAACGTCAATTGTCGTTGTGGCTGTGCTTATTCTTGTTCGACCTGTTCCAAATTTTGCTCCAGTACCTCCACTTCCAGAATCAACAAATCCCGCACTGTAATCACTAGATTGATCTGCCCAACCAGAACTAATAAACGAACCATTCGTCAGGTTTAGCCAAGTGGTTAAGTTAACAACGTGAGTATCCGAAGATGAAGTCACATTTCTTGACATAACTGCAATTGTACCGGTTCCATCATTAACACCAACCTGTAT